GCCTTGGTTGCCTTGGTTGCCTTGGTTGCCTTGGTTGCCTTGGTTGCCTTGGCTGGCTCCCTGGTCGTCGCGCATTGAGCCTAGGAACGTGACACTCCGGGCCTTAATTGACCAGTACCTAACGGTAGACCCCTCCCTGTTCGTGGCCTCCCTGCTTGTGAGTTGCCCCTCGATGCAGACCTCTCGACCCTTCTGGAGGAAGCGCGCGCAGCTTTCTGCCTGTTTGCCCCAGACGCTCACATCGTGCCACTCTGTCATCTCTCGGCGCTCGCCGTCTCGATCGGTCCAGTTCTCAGACGTTGCGATTCGTAAGCCGCACACCTGAGAGCCTCCCGCGTCTCGTAGTTCTGGATCGGCGCCTAGTCGGCCGATCAAGATCACCTTATTAATGCTTCCCATCTCTCACTCCTCTCTGATTCCCGCTAGCCGGCTGGCGTCGAGCTTGCGGGCTTCCTGTGTTGTGGTGTCCGCAACTGCGGCACCTGTGATCGTTCTCTCTAAGTCGAGGCCGAGGATCCTGCAGAGCGCGCGTGCATCAAATGCGCACAGCCGGAGGCTCACACCCTGCTCAATTCTGGAGACCTTAGCGCGGCTCCAGTTCAGCCACGCGGCCACATCCACCTGGGTAAACCCTTGCAATTCTCTTGCGTTTTTGAAAATAAATCCGAGCCGCTTGGCCCTCACTCTCCTTTTACATCTTTTCACCGTTCAGCCTCGATAGCCGTCAACGCTGACGGGTGTTCGGGTTTAGTGAGGTTTCTGTACAGGTTCTGTGGGCCTTTTGTTGCTTGACGTAGCGCGCGCCGATTGATCATATTTACTCAGCCAGACATTAGAAGGGGTGTGCAATAAGTGAACACGAATGATCAGAAAATGTACAGGGATTTTTTCGGCCCTCGCGTTGTCGAGGCGCGCCAGGCTCTAGGCTTAACTCAGACCGAGCTCTGTGAGCTGTTGAACATAAACCGGCCGACCCTCTCAAAGTTAGAGCTGGGCAATACCGGCTGTGATGCCTTTACTCTAATCCTTTTAGCCAGGGCGCTGAGGGTTGATATCGATTACTTTGTGCCAGAGTCTGCACCCAAAGAAGGGGAGAAGAAGACACTCAAGGCAGGGCTCAGCATGCTGAAGCGTGGCTCGTTAATGGTCACCCGCGCTCAGCGAATTATCGACGAAGCGATCAGCCCTCTCATCGGTAGCGGTTGAACAATATTTGATCACAATGATCGAATTGTGTTGATCGCGGGCAGCTGCTGCCCGTAACATCGTGAAACACCGAGAGGAGGTGATCGCGATGTTAGTTAATGAGGAGTCACGCCGGCGACGCTTTGAGCCGCAGAGCCGTGAGGGGGTCTCACCGTTAGGCCTCAAGGCCGTCTATCTTGAAATCTGCAGAAGGGTTGATCACAACTGCGGGCCGGTGCGTCTGGATATCCCTGATCTTTTAGACGTCTTGTGTATGACACGGGTAACGCTGTGGCGTTCCCTTGGATGGCTCGAGCGTAACGGCGTGATCTACAGGGAGCACTGTCCGCTCCGTGGTAAGCTGATCGGCCCGTTAAATTGAGCGCCGAGGCGTTGAGGTGGGTGCGGACGGTGGCCTGTGCTCCCGCCCCTCGTTCTAGTGCACTGATCCAAAAGGCTGTCCTTGTCGCGCTGGCTGTCAAGGCTGGGCCTGATGGGTCGGTCGTGATCTACTCCGCTGAATCTCTGCGCGATCTCGTTGACGCGTGCCGCTCTTCGATCAGTCGAGCGCTGACGGCTCTGGAGAGGGCGGGCTTATTCTCAAGGGTCGGCCGATCGATATCGCTCCCGATACCATTGGCAGGCGTGGCCAGCGGCCACAGTGATCGTGGCCAGCGGCCACAGGTAGACCGGCCTGACCGTGTGGCCAGCGGCCACAGTGACTGTGGCCAGAGGCTTCAAAACTGTGGCCAGCGGCCGCCCCTTTTAAATAAACAGAAACCTCTCTCTATTATAAAGGTAGAAGAAGCTCCTACGGTGATCGCGCGAGACAGCAGCGCGGTCCAGCGCCTGCTGAAGGCTGAGCGAGACTATTGTCGACAGTCGAGATCCGCAGGCGACGCATCCATCGAGAGAGGCATAGCTGATCTCGGTGGTCGTTACTCAGAGATCCAGATCTCTCTCGCTGTCTCCGAAGTTGCTAGCCGCGCCGAGGCTGCGTTCAAACGGGGTCGGCCGTGGGCGCTCATTCAGATCAGATACATACTAGACACACTCCAGGCCAAGCGGGGCCAGGCCGCGCCAACTCCAGACCCTGACATCTCAGCCCGCAAAGAAGAGGAGAGGATGAGACGGGTTCTCGAGGAACTCCGATCGGGCGTGAAATACGAGGCGCACAGATGAAGACCTTACAGACTATCGGCGACGAGTTGATCAACATCATGAGAGAGAGGCGATCGGCAGAAGCTCCGCCGGACGTTGTCGCCTCTCCACCCCCGGCGCCAGCCCGCTGGACAAATGATCACCTGGAGTTCGATGCGACAGGTGAGACCGTTCTAGTTAAGATCCGCCCGCCCTACACCGGAGGGTGTCAGGAGTGCCACCAGGGTGACGGGTGGATCGTTGACTCTGAGACCCGGACGGCCAGACGGTGTGACGACTGCCGGCCGCTTCGTCGGCGCGCGGCGCGCTTCGCTCGTGCGGCGCTTCCTAGTAAGTTCTACGGCAAGCACTTTGACTACAAGGCAGCAAAGGCCGATGTGATCGCGATCTCTGACGCGTGGGCCGGCTCTCTTAGTGACGGCGGTTATGATTCGCTAGTCCTCACAGGCAAGCCGGGCACAGGTAAGTCGTTCCTAGCGTACAATCTGGCCCGGCGCCTACTTGCTCAACGGGTGTCAGTTCGCTGGGTTCGCTGGCAGTCCCTGCTAGACAAGATCCGCAGCACCTACGGCGGGAAATCGGCATACAGCGAGAGGGAGATCTGGGCTGAAGTTTTAGGCTCTGACGGTGTCGTGGTCGTCGATGACTTTGGAGACGGCTCGACCACTGACTGGGCAAAAGGTCAAGCAACTCACATGCTCGACTGTCTGCCGCCGGGCTTACGCTGCATCATCACAACCAATGCGACCGTAGACGGTAGCAGCGGGATCCATCTCGAGGACGTTCTAGGGATTCGCGCGACCTCTCGGATCTTCGGCATCACGGGCGGCGGGCGGTTTATGCTTCAGGTTTCTGGATCTGACTGGCGGCGCCGATGTTGACCGTGGGGATAGATCCAGGGCTGGACGGGGCTCTTGTGGCGTTGGTCGACGGCAAGCCGGTGCTCTCTGTGCCTGTTCCTGTTGTCACCGTGCCTAGGGGCACCAAGGGCAAAAGAACAGTCTACGACGTCCGGGGGATGGTTGAGGCCTTGCGAATGCTCCCGGCGAGAACGTACGAGGCGGGCCTAGGCGAGTACGACAAACCGGATCTAGTCGTCATCGAGTCGACCAGCGCGCGCTCTCAGGGTCGCCAGGCCTGTCACAGCTTAGGTCGCAGCGGCGGGCTATGGGAGGGCATCGTCTCCGGTATGGGGTGGCCCTATCTCACGGTAGCGCCGGCGACTTGGTACAAGCCAATGACAGCAGGGGCACCAGGGCAAGGAAGGGATAAGGGGAGATCAGTGATCTCCGCTGGCCGCCTATTGCCAGGCCTGGACCTGCGACGCAGTGAGCGCGCGCGAAAACCACACGACGGTATCGCGGACGCGGGGCTCCTGGCTCTTTACGCATACAGGCAGATCAACACGAACGGCGCGCACGCCAGCCCGCCAAAGAAAGGGGAGTAGAATGAACGAACTAGGAGGGCGAGCCGGGACTATCGGCGGTAGCTTGGTGGCCCAGATTTTGGGGCTCTGTCCATACGGAAGCCCGCATGACGCATGGGTTCGGATAGTGCATGGTCGAGACATTCCGGATAATGAAGCCATGGCCCGAGGGCGACGCCTTGAGCCATGGATCGCACAGGTGGCGGCCGAGCGGCTAAAGATGGAAGTCAAGCCACCGTTCCAGGAAACTGGGCGGTTTACCAATGAGCCCCGGTTGAGTTTCTCGATTGACTTCGAGGCCTACGATCTGGCCAGCGGGATGATCGCGGGGCTGGTTGAGATCAAGACCGCGAACAACCGCAAGCGGTGGCCAAGCGGTGGCCATCCTTTTCACCGGCTGCAGCTTCAGCACTACCTGGCAGCGCGTGATCTGGATGTTGGTTATCTTGTCGGGGTTCAGGCGTCTGAAGAGGTGTTCAGGTTCATCCATAGCCTTGATCATCTCTGGTATGCCATCGAGAACAACTGCGCACAGCTTCACGTTGAGGAGGTGCCGCGCGATCCCCGCTACACGTCAGAGGTGATCCCCGCTCTTCTCGAGTGGTTCGATCGCTATGTCGTCACCAAGACGCCCCCACCGGTGGATGGTTCGGCGGGCTGCACTGAGGCTCTGCGGATCACCTATTCCGAGAGGGAGGGCGAGATCGAAGCATGCGAGGCCGTCGAGGGTCTAGCGGTTGAGCACCAGCAGGTGAAGCGAGAGATCGATCAGCTGAAGGCGCGAAAGAGTGAGATCGAGAACGAGCTACGCGCCCAGCTCGCCGGGCACAGGGTCGCAAAGAGCGACGCCGCGCGCGTCACCATCAGCCACCAGCAGGGGCGCCTGAGGTTTAACTCCAAGGCCTTCCAGGGCGATCATCCTGAGCTGCACTCTCAATACATGGATCGCGGATCTGCGTTCGACCGGATCACGGTGAAGGTAGTGAACTCATGAGGCTGCACGAGGTTGTCCTGGTTGGCGCGGTGTTTGCGCTGGGTGTCGCTGTGGCGCTTTTGCCAAAATTCATCCGTAGAGCGTGGGAGGTGAACTAGTGGAAGTCAATCTGAATGGAGTGAACGGGGTTAACGGTAGGAGGCGGGCCAGCAGGGGCCGGCGGGTCTATGTTCAATCGATGATCGCTGACGGGTGGACTACCAAAGAGATTCTACAACAGATCGATGTTGCGCCCGCCACCCTTTACAAGTGGCGGCGCGAGGTGGAGGCGTTCGGAGGCGTTCGCCATCGTAAGGTGGGGCGCGGTGATGAGGCTTGGCTCAAGGCCTCCGAGATCCTCCGAGAGGGGGGAGGGGATGGTGATCTCGTTCGTGAGCTGGGCGTGAGCTACAACTCCGCGATCGACATGGTTTCAGCCTGGGAGCAACAGAAGGCGGCCGAAATTAAGCGCGAGCTGCAGCAAAAAAACGAACCAGTTGAGCCCGAGCTCGAGCCCGAACTCGAGCCCGAACAGCTGCCCCTGCTGGTGCAGCCGGACCCGTTGAGCCTTCCAGGTCTGCGGGAGTTGTCGATCGGCGTGCTCCGCGCTCAACTCATGGCGCCCTCGGTGCATGCTGAGCGGCTTGCGCAAGTAGAGGTGGCGCGGGTGGTGCTCACGCTTTTGAACGGGGGGGCGTCGATATGAGCAATCCAGACATAAACCTTGGGAGGGACTCCCGCGACTTCTACCCCACCCCTGAGTGGGCGACGCTCGCCCTTTTGCGAGAGTTCCCGCTACTTCATCAGCCGACTCTGGACCCTTGCGCCGGGATCGGGTCACTGCTCGAGCCGATGCGGCTCGTAGGGTACCGGCCTCCTAGGGGGATCGAGCTTGATCAGAGGCTAGTCACTGAAGCCGATCGAAGGGGCAACGACGTGAGACAGGGCGACGGGCTCGGCATTAGCTGGGCGGGCGAACACATCATCATGAACCCCCCATACAATGACGCTCAGCGGTGGATTCAGAAGGGCCTAAACGAGGCGGCGAGCGTTTGCGCCTTGCTCCGTCTTGGTTTTCTGGCCAGCAAGCGCCGATCGGTTATGCTGAAGGAGAGCCCCCCGCACGGGCTGGGCATACTGTCAAAGCGGCCCAGCTTCAGGTGGGGGAAGACTGACGCGAGTGAGTACGCTTGGTTCATCTGGCTGAATAGGCCGACGCCCACCGGGACGCTGATCAAGTTCCTGTTGCCTAAGGGGGCGCCATGAATCCGGGAGACCCGTGCGGCCCGCTAGGCTTGCCGGCGAGTATTAACCCCACTTACAGGGGCCACAGACGGAGCCACACGAACTGCCAGCAAGGGCTCACCAAGCCATCGGTCGCAAGCAGGGGAGGCGGCCGCCTTGCTGACTTGCCCGCCGGGTACTCTGGACCCAAAAGAAAGAAACGCCGACCGCCCTTGGTTGGCTTGAGAGGAGGCAGTAATGAAGCTACGTGACGCACTCAGGGCGCTCGATGTGCCTGTCGGATTTTATAGCCAGAAAGAGCGTGACGTAGTTGAGGCCGCTGTACGCCGGCAGTATCGAAAAAAGATGTTGGATGACCACCCCGATCGGGGTGGCGATGATAACGTCGCGCAACTGCTCAACGAGGCGCTTCGGGTGGTTCTGGGTGACCTAGACGGGCTTATAGGTGAAGACGAGCAGCGGCACAGGGAGCGCGTGCTTGATTTCAGGCAGTGGGCAAGCGGGCACACTGGCACAGGGCGCAGCTTTGATCACTGCATATGGTGCCTGAAAAAAATGCGCAGACAGATTGGCTCTGTAGGCAATTATGTCCCAACGGCCAACGGGTGGGGTTATCAATCGAATATTGAGCGCCTCGAGGATGCAGTTACCAGGTGTCGCGAAAGGTTGCAGAACCTCCCTGGGTGTGCGGATACCATTGAGAGCATATCCGGATTGGAGGAAAAGATCGCTGAGTTGCGTGAGCGTATGGAGTATCTGCGCGCCCACCCATATGAGGACTACAGACCTGAGAGTGGTGAGTATGTCAGGCGCAGGGCGACCCACGTGGTCACCGCGCCATACCCGCGTAAAGGGTTTAATGGCAATGGCGTGTTCTGCACAAAGCAGTGCGCTGTCAACTATGCCATAGAGAAGACCTGCGATCTGGTTGATCCGTACCCGCAGCCGGTCAAGATCAAGTGGCCTGATGGTATGCTGCCGGGTACGTTTGAGTGGGGTGCGCACGGGTATACGCCTGTGGCATACTTTGACAAAACCCGCGATCACGTCAGGACAGACAGCCAGCAGCGCCGCCTAGAGCCGCCTGAGCCTGATGCGATCAACTGGCACCCCGACACGCGCGAGCGGCTAGAGGTCGAGGGGGTGCTCAGCTTGCCAGAGGATGAAGGGGTCGACTGAACACGGGAGGGGGCTGCGGGCGTTTTGCGCCTTGCGTTGCCCACAGAGAGCGGACATACTTATCCCGTACTCAGCGAACGCTGTAAGAAGCCCGGTCAACAGGGCCTATCTTGCCGGATGACCTGTTGTCTGGGTTTTTCTATTTCTGGGGTCACCTATCAACGCCCACATTGCCCCCCGGTTGATACGGTCCTGATGTCCGCGTCAGTGACCTGAACGCGTCGCGCGCCTCGGTGATGCCGACCGCTTGAGGCCAATGCTGATTGACAGCCCAGTAACGGAGCGCGTCGATGTGGTGGTCGAACTGACCGGGGCCACCCTTGACTGGTACCTCCTTTGATCCCTTCTGCCAGCTGTACCCCAACACCGAAGCCGCAAGACTCCGACCGGCTCCCTGTCTGCCCGCGTTCCATAGCTCTTGACTGCACAACAGTGAGCGCCGCCCACGATTGTCGCTTATCAGTCGCCATAGCACTTTGATACCGGCGATCACGTTAGTGCGCTCGTCTGTGACCGCGTGAACCTTAAGCCCCATCCCCCCAACAGATGGGTGTTGAGCCACGTCATCGAACGCGCTTGATAGCGCCGCGTCATCACGGCGAGCGCGCCCGCTCTTATCTCCGAACGCCAAAGACGCGAGAATGGCCCCCTCTGGGCCTCCGTTGATATGTTGGGGCCATACCCCTGGGATGCCTTGAGACGGGCGCCCAGCGCGCAGTAAACGGCACACATCGAAGACGCTGGCGCCGTCCGGCGCGGCCTCTGACCAGATCACGTCGGCACCACCTTCCCCGATGCGCGGGTCGTGACTGATTACGAGGGCGGCGGGATAGCGGACCCCGAAGTCAAACGCGATAACGGTCTTCATCCAGTCTCCCTCCGGCTTCCATCCTGCCGGGGCGATGTTGCCGGCTGGGTACTCGACGGGCTCCCAGTTGTCGAGGATCGCACCTTCAGGAGGGGATGGGATGCAGTCGAGGTTCTCTCTGACCTCCCGCTCACTGAGTTGGCTCCTCCATGCTTCATAGTCCTGCAAGTTGTGCGCGTTGCATGCGCTTGAGGCATAGAAGCCGGCCCCCCCTCTCTCACTCGAGAAGCGGATCCACCACGGATCATACGTAGGCTTGCCCATCAAAACCAAAGAGCCGCGCCCTGAGCGGACCCGGCCCAGCATGGCAACCGCTACCTCGTGATCGATCATCTGCTGGGCTTCATCGAGTATCGCGTACCCCACTGACGGCCCCTCTATAGAGTTGGCAGCTGCGGCGCGAGTGCTCGGCCGTTTCCAGCTAAGGATCCACACCTTGGAGCGCCGCCCGTTGTACTCAGGACTCAACCAGTGCGGCGCGGGTACACCCTTTGAAAAGTGCTTAAACGTCCAGCCGATCGGGGCTAGCAGTCGCGCAAGCTCCTCGCCGACCGTCCGCGCGCCTCTCGCCATTGAGTCAGTAACGATGATCCCGTCTTCTCCGGGGCTACTTTCAAAGGCGGACTGTATTATGAAGGCGGTCGCGGTTGTCTTCCCGCAGCCCCATCCCCCGCAAAGGCCGATCGGTGTTCTCCCTGCGAGAAAGAGCGAAAGAAGTTTCGCTTGCGCCGCGTTCGGCTTCCACTGATCGGGGTCGAACTGCGTTGGGGCCTCTGGGCTAAATGTCGGGATCACTGTTGTGCCGTAATGTCGATCACGTTCAGCAGGTCGACACCCTCGAAGCGTTCCAGCTCCCCCTTCATGCCGTCAAGCATTACCTGGACCGGCGTTCGCTTGTCGCGTCCGGCCTCCGTCTTGATGTCGATCTGAACGTGCGGAACGTCGCCTGCCCAGTCGCTGTTCTTCATCAGCATCTCGGCGGCTTTAAGCCTCTCGGCCGGCTTCGCGTTGCGGTCGTGTGCAATCTCCCAACACAGCGACGCGATTTTTAGGAACGTCTCGGCCTTAGCCTTCAGGCCCGTGGAATCCTTAACCGTCCACTGGTAGACATCGTCTGGCGTGGCGGCAACGTAGAGCGCGGCGACATCAGTCCGTCCGGTAGCTCTTAACGCCTTCAGGAACTCAGCTTTCCGTCCTGCCTCTAGCCGGGCGCGCTGTGTCTCGTTCTTTGCTGTCGGCATCTGTAGCGGTACCTCGTCAGGCAGGATCTCAGGCTCCAGCTCGATCACCGCGTCAAGCCCCGCTAAGTAGTCGGCGTACCTCCCCGACTGCATCCACCGAACCAACGTCGAGCGGTGCACGTCTATCTGTCTCGCGACCTCTGAAGCGGTGATCCCCTCGCTCAGCATCTTGAAAGCGAGATCCCTGATCTGGTCCATCTCTTCAGTCTTGCGTTTCATGTTTCGACCTGTCGCAAAGTGTGTATAAAATTAGATCACATGTGTGCATAATTGTACCGACGGGGCGGGGGTTAGTCTATGACGAAGCGGGAGGCGGTAATCATGGCGGCGCTCGTTACTGCGCTGATAGTGGGGGCTAAGTGGCAGTCAGAGAAGTCAGAGCAAGCCAATGCGACAGGGGCGCAAAGTGACGAAAGAGATTAAGCTCGAGGAGCTGAAGCCGGACAACCTCAACGCGAACAAGGGCACCCCCAGAGGCGCCGGCATGATTGAGCACAGCCTCCGCGAGTTCGGCGCGGGTCGCTCCATCCTCGTTGACAAGAACGGGCGGATCATCGCGGGCAACAAGACCGCAGAGGCTGCCGGTTCGATAGGCCTGGACGACGCTGTACTGGTCGAGAGCGACGGACGCCGGCTCGTGGTAGTCAAGCGGACAGACATTGACCTAGACAGCCCACAGGGGCGCGCGCTAGCTGTCGCAGATAACCGCACGTCAGAGGTCGGTCTTGACTGGGATAGAGAGTCGCTTGCGTGGCTGTCTGACCAGATAGACCTCGGTCAGTTCTGGTTCGATGACGAACTCGACGCGCTCGAGCTGCCCAACGTCGTCGACCTCGTGCTAGGCGCAAGCCCCACGGATGAGGGTGCGGCCGGCACCGAGGGGGCCAGGGGTGACGCGATGAGCTGCCCCCATTGCGGGGAGTTGCTGCCGTCTGGTTAAAAATTGCACACCGTTGTGCATTTTATGTGCGCTAGTGTAAGATAAGGCACACCAAAGATCACAGGTGTGTCTATGTCGCTACTATATACAGTCGCCGCAGAGAAAGCGGAGAAGCTTCTACACCTGCCTGAGGAGCTACCGGGAAGGCCTGCCGGGTATTCTGGAACCCCGATAGTCGCCGGTCGACTGGGGCGCGACTTTGAGCACCACAACGAATGGAGGGCGCCGCGAGCGCGCGCCCTTTTGATCTCTAAGATGCTGAGAACCTCCCCGATCTTGTCGCTGGCTGAGGAGTACCTGACGGGGAGGGTGACGGCCGTTACTCTGTCCGTTCAGCGCAACGAGAACACCAGCGAGGAGGCGGCGAGCGCGATCGAGCGTTGGCTGGGCATTGGTGCCCATCAAGATGGAGGTGGGCGGCTTGGTGAAGGTTTGACCGTTGAGCTGCTTCTCCAGCATATGCTCTCGGCTCGAGTTTATGGAAACTGCGCGCTGGCCGAGTCTTGGCACCATGAAGACGGGATGAACTGGTGCCACTTCCACAGGCGGCGGCAGGAATCTTATGACGCTTACGTCACTGAAGCCGGAACGGAGAGGCTTGTAGGCCTAGCGCAACGGGTCGCAGTAGGTAAAAACAACATCGATAAGAGGATGATCCCGCTTGGCCAGATGCTGTGGTTAGTCCATCGGCCGGACCTCGGATGGTATGACGGGCGATCCGCCCTTCGGTCTGTCTATGGGAACTGGAGATCAAGTCAGATGCGCTTGGCTCTCGAGGATGTTCTAGCGGCCCGGTATGCCGCCCCACCACAGCGGGGAAGTTTAGACGTTGAACGGTTCGCAAAATTTGCAGCCGGTGAGAGCGGGGGGCCTGTCGGCCGGGATGATTACGCGGCCGAGCTTGCTCACATGCAGGCACAGCTGACCGATCTCCACTCACACGAGAACGCGCACATTCTTTTCCCTGACTGGTGGAGCCTCGAAGAGGTCGCCAAGCAGCACAGCTACACGCCTGGCCCCCTCCTAGACTCCATCCAGTATCACGAGCGCTCTATGGCTGAGCGGCTATATATTGCCTGGGTCATCCAGGGCAGAGAGTCCAATGGATCCCGATCCATGGTGCAGACTCAGAGCCGGGTGATGGAGGACGCGACGATCGACACTCTCCAGTGGTTGCTCGGCGCCCTCAATCGTCAGAGCGTGCGGCGCTTCCTTAAAGCGAACTTTAGCCAGCTCGACGAGTCGGAATACCCGATCGTTTCTTTTAACCGTGGCCAGGTCACCGCGCCTTGGTGGCAGTCGAACCCGCAAGCCTTCGCAAGCTTCGTACAGAATCAGGTTTTGACCATCGGGCCAGAAGATGAGCGCGCGATCCGAATTGCCTCCGAATTGCCACCCCCTCCAGAAGATGCCCCTGGAGCGGTCGACAGGATGGCCCTCAAGGCCGGCGGCCGTCTCAGTACGCCAGCCGGGCAGCGCGACGCATCGAAGCCAGGGGAGAGCACGTCAAGGTCGAACGGTTTTGTTAATCGCCTTGTCGAGCGGGAGTAGTAGTCATGGTCATCCAGAACGAGCACAGAGCACAGCAGCAAGAGCCGGGAGGGTTCGACAGCTTTTACCGTCAAGACGTCGGCGACGGGATCTGCTTTCTGTTTGGGGTCAAGGGTGGAGAGTCGACACTGGTTAGCGTTCAAGCGGCGTCCAAGAGCTGGACGGCTCAGAGTTTCGCGATCTGGCTGGAGCGTCACGGATACGCGAGCGGGGTTGATGCGGCAAGCGTCACACCGGGCGCAGCGGCTGACCAGCTCGCGCCGGGCTCTATTGCTGAGCCGGTAGAGGTTGAGCCGGAACAAGGCGGCATCTCTTTAGATCTTCCTGACTTCATGCTGTCGGCAATCAGAGAGGGGCTCGAGCTGTACAAGAAGGGCTACGGGGGCGCCGAGTTGACACCGAGAGCGGTACGCGAAGCCCGCAAAGCCCTGATTGATTCGTCTTGGCCTGCTGACAAGTTCAAGAGGGCGGATGTCTATCTAGCACGCCAGGCCGTCGCCGTCGGCCCTATTGACGTCAATGTTGATGATCCCTCAAGCCGTTTTGTAGCTCGGCTTGTCTGGGGTGACGACCCGCGCAAGAAGGCGCGAGGCGTCGATTTTATCCAGCAAAAGAGAACCGAGATCGAACTCTCCGGAGAGGTTGAGATGATGAGTGATTACGCCCACGACAGCCCGCTGTTTTATCACGAGGCTGAGCAGGGGAGCGCAGATCAGTATTTGATCCTAGAGCGGATCCCTGTGGACGCTTGGCCAGATTCCGTGATCGGTCTCTTTGGGACCCGCGACGGTGAAAGCAAGTCTGACCGCGAGTTAGTCAGTGTCCTGGCTCACTCCGCTGAGTGGACCGTTGACACGTTCGCGGGGTGGCTGGATCGTCACGGGTTTACGCCTATCATCAACCCTTCGGAGTATCTCACAGCGGAGCAGCTAGCGCGCGGGGTTGAGGATGTCGAGAACCCGGAGACCCTGGAGGAGCCTGTCGAGCCGGCGGTACCGGTCGCAATACCTGAAGGCGGGATCGAGCTGGCTGCAGGCTCACAGGCGACCACGGAACCCGTGCACGTGATGCGGGCCGGGCCGCTCTATGACATCGAGAGCGGCGATCAAGTGTTCGACCTGTCAGCGGATGACCTGCGCAAGATCGCGACGACCACCCAAGCCTTGATCGATGCGGGGCATACCGTCCCGATCAGTCTTGAGCATGGGATTGAGCGAGGGGCTGATCGTCGACCTTACGGGGTAGCTACTCGAGTGTATTTCTCAGAGGAGGACGGGGGGATCTGGGCCGAGAAGCAATGGACCGCGCTCGGCTCTGACTTCGTCAGCTCGGCGCAAATGGCGAACGGCAAGACCGCGCTCAGAATCAGCCCGCGCGTCAGGATGTCCAAGGCTCACCACCCGACCACCGGGGCGCTCCTCGGTGAAGGGTTTATCGATGTGATCTCTCTCACGACGTTACCTAGGCAGGACTCAATGACCTCCGTTGTGATGAGTCGTGATGATGGGGATCTGGATCAAGGTGTACAAATTGTGACCAATGTGTGCGAAAATCATACAAGTAAGATAACAGCCGACACGGACCCCGACGACGGGCCAGAGTTGGCAATAGAAACGATCGCCACGTGCGACAAGGAACAAGAGGGCAAGATGTCAAAATTATCTGTATTGCTCGCTCGGGGAACCGATGAGGCTGAGGCGCTATTCAATGCGGCCGGACTTAACGAGGTTGACGGAGTCGAGAAGCTGACCGAAAAGATCGGCGAAATCAACAAGGACCTAGAGGCCGCAGGCATTGAGCTTGCACGCTTCACCGCAGAAGCAGACCAGCGGGCGCGGGTTGCTGCTGAGCTGGCCGTTGATGCTGATCTCGAGAAGCACGACTTCAACAACGACACAGAGCGATCATTCTATCGGACCGCCCTCCTGTCTGGCGTCGCTACTCAGGTCGAGCTTGCACGGGATGCCCTGGCCTCTCGTGAGACTCTGAACCCGGACGACCTCATCACCACCGCCCTCACCGCTGCGAAAGAGCGCGGTGCGGTCGCTGCTGACTTTACGTTCAACGATGAGATCATGAGCAGCGCGCGGGCGAACCCTGCGATCGTCTCGGCTCTGCTCGAGGCTATCCCAACCGGCAACATCGTGACGACTGACACCGCGCCAGGCTCTGACGTCGCAGGCGTTGAGATTGTCGCTGACGTCTCAAAGGGTGACGCGGCTAACGAGCTGTCACGGATTGCTAACACGGCCCGCCGAGAAGGCAAGGCAAACACATTTTCAGAGGCTTACGAGTTGGCACGCGCGGAGCGTCCTGATCTCGCCCTCGCAGTTTACGGAGAGTAACAATCATGGCAGCTACATATGAACAGCTGAATCCGCGCGTCATCATTCGTGACGCACTCATTGATCCCGCGCCTTCCATCGGTGCTGGTTTCGCTTATCCGACCCTGTTCGGTCTCCCGGTAACACCCGAGGGCGGCATCGCTCGCGGGCGTAGCATTGACACCAGCGGGACCCCCGGATCTCTTGCTGGCGCTATCATGGTTCGCGCTGAGCGTGACACCCTTGGCGCTGCTGCTGGTCAAAGCGTCGCACAAGATATCGGAACGGCTCGCGTAAGCTCCGAGCGTTACCCGCTCACCGCTGTCAATTTCGATCTGAAGCAGTTCAGCGGCCAAGCGACCGAAAAGCTCGAATACGTGAACAACGGTTTCACAAGTGAGGAGGAGTTGAGCCTGGCGCGTCAAGCTGCCAGCTCGGTTTGGATCAAGCTTGAGACGTACGCGTCTGACTTCTTCTGCGCTCTCGCCGCAGAGGCTAACGGAGCCCACACCACCGGCGGCTGGGGCGAAGTTGACTGGCAGAACGATCTAGGTGCCGGCGCGCTCGGCGCGTCGAACTCAACCATGGAGAAGCTCCAGCAGGCCGTCAACGCTATGCGCCTCTCTGCGTTCAGCCCGATCAACACGATCGTGATCTCACAAAAGACCATGGAGAAGCTCCAGCAGGATCCTCAGGTCTTGAGCCGTATCGTAGTCGGTGACACTGCGGCCGGCGTCGCCGCTTTCAACGGTATGAGCGTTGCCCCACAATCGCATGTAACCGAGGTACTCAAGCAGCATCTGGGCTTTGAGGATGTCGTCGTGGCTGCTGGTGTTCACCAGCCTGACGCAGCCGGCCCCGCTTACATCTGGCGCGATGATCGCTGCTGGATGGGTCACGCTGGTGATGTAGACTTTAGCATCCGACCCGGCGCTACGCCTCGCGTTCTCTCCGGCTCTGGATCCTTCTGCATGGTCTCTACCAAGCTGATGAACTCAGACATCGGACCAGACGCGCCTACAGGGGCTCAGAACCTTCTCTGCACTGTTGACACCATCGCGCAGATGGTCGCCCTGCAGCCTGGCAAGGGTTCCATCGTTCATAACCTCTTCTAGGGGGCGGCATGCTGATTGAGTACGTAAATAAGGGCCGTCAGGTTCTTATCGATGACCGTGGGGAGGTCGTGAATATTGGGCGTCGTTGCTGGCTCAATCAGCACCGAGCGAACGAGCTGGAGCGGTTACGGCCGGGGCTACTGGTCCCGGTCGCCGCACCGGCAAAAGGTTTCCCCGGTGTAGCGTCTTCTACACCCTCCCCACCGATGCCCGTAGTGGCTGACGCTATGCCGGGGGATTTTCTAGAGGCCGACACGATCGATCAGCCGGCCGAAGATGCCGAGCAGTCTGATCCGATTAACGTGGAGCCGCCAACGGTTGAGCAGGTGCTCCGTTTGCACCACTCAAAGCGTAAGCGGATAGCCAAAGAGATCACAGGGCGCAAGCTAGGTGCCTCTAAGGCCGACGCGGTGATCAAGGGGCTGTCATCTAAACAGCTCGCAGAGGTTGCGCTGAAGTACATCACAGAGGGGTGACAAGTGGACAACCTGCCGCCGGATGTGCGCCGCATGCTCGAGCGCGGCGGGCTGATCCATGAGAAGGCGATCGAGCGTTATCAGGAGAGCCTTCTGGCTCTTGCAGATAATCTTGGCCGCCGCGTCGGGGCGTCGCTTGGTGTGGATCCTGATTCTGTTGTCCTCCCTGATGGTGATGACGGGATTATGGTCGGGGGGACCAGCTTCGAGCGCCGACTAGGGGCGATGATGGGTGACGGCGCCGCGCTGCGCGCGTCGGTCATGTCTGTGGCCCTATCTGAGATCATGGAGTTAGTGGAGGCGTCAGGGCTTGATCGTTCGAGATCAATACTCGGCGCCGCGTTCGCTGATCTGGCGGGCGCTTCAGAGAGGACGATGGCGGCCGCCGGCCTGCCTACTGTCGGGGCTCTCGACACAACTGCAGCCGAGGCGCTTCTGGGCGGGTATGTCGAGGGGGTCCTCTTTCCTGATACTGTTGGGGCGTTCAGCTCAGCGACGGCCCAGAGAATCAAGCGAGGCCTCACGGCCAACCTAACATTTCAAAGCATGGAGCGCCTGGCTGTAGACATAGTTGACACCACCGGCGCGAGCGTAAACAGGGCGACGACCGAGGCGCGCACGGCTCTCGCAGAGTCTCACCGGTTCACCCAAGAGGTGATCCGGAAATCTATCGATCCAGACGATCAAATGTTCTTGGCTTACATCGGCCCGCTCGACGGTGCTACGCGCGGATTCTGTGACGCCGTCGCGGGGAAGTTTTTCAAGGCTAAAGAGTTCAACAAGTTAGACAATGGCCAAGGGGTCAGCCCTCGGATCATGGGCGGCGGTTATAACTGCCGACACCGTGTTTTGCCCATGCCGGGCACAGCCGATCAGATCAAGGCTCTAGGGTTAACTCGGGGCACACAGTCAGACATAACTAGAGCGAATGCCTTCGGGCGCCGCAGAGGTCGAAAATGATACAGACAGTGATTAACAGAGACACGAGCTTCCGGTGGTCGCCTCACCTGCTGCCCCGTTTAGATGTCGCCCCTCCGAGCTTGCGCTTGGTGTCGGGAGGCTTTGACGTGTCGATCGCCCTCTCCGCAAAGCGTGACGAGGTCAGCGTGGTGCAGGTAGCTGATCGCAGCCGGCTTGAGGTTGCGGCTGTCGATTCAGCTGAATGGGCTGGCCTGGTTGGCGATATCGGCGGCGACGCATTTCTGTACTTCAAGGGGCTCGGACAGTTCGCTGTGAGGGTCAGCCATTACGACCCAGCGGGTCCACATCTCCATCTAGCTGAGCCGCTCCCTCATTCCATCCCTCAAGGCGTCGAGGGTGTCATCATCAACAACGTCTACACCTGTGTAATCCCAGCCGGTGCGCTTGGCGTGGACGTGGAGCGCGGGGGCTTCTATGAGATCACCTATCATTATGATCCAGACCCGGCCGGCACGAATCTAGGGGCCGGCGAGATCAAGACCGAGCGCGGGCGGCTGCGCGTTGTTCAGGCCCCATTCAACACAGGGTTGACTGCTCGAGAGTTAAAGACACTGGTCCCCCAACTCGAGCAGACACGCCCCGCGAATCGTGACGGGTGGCAGCCCATGATCGACATGGTGCCGATCCTTGATCTCGTTGAGGGCGTCTTGCCTGACTCCGTCTTTGCGGATCAGACACTTGGATCACAGTGGCGCACGGCGCACGCTTACAAGGCCGCCGAGATGATCGCGCTCACTGGGTACGCTCCAAACCTCGACCCTGATCGAATGGCCACGCTTGCTGATGCCGAGTTTGATCGGCAGGCCCGGCGGCTGCATTTCATCGACGCAGACGACGACGGGGCGATCGACGTTGCCCCAGCCGCCCCGGCCGTTGGCTTGGTTGGCTTGGCCGTGAGCAACTCATCAGCCATCACGGCGGACTATGACACGGACTTAACTCGCAAGCGCTACACCCTCAACCAGTCGGATGATCGGTGACTTGATGAGCATACGAGACATAGAGATCGCAGCCGTCGCGCACGCCGTCCAGTCTTTCAACGCGGCGAGCTGGTCGATCCTTCAGCTGGGCGACGTAGGCCCCAACATGACGACCTACAGACCGGGGCGTGATGTCGCATCGATTACCATTGAAAACAGGTATCAGTCAGACGGGTCTGCATATGTGATCCTAAAAGCCCCGCCCGCCGCTGATACACCGGCGACTCTTGGCTTCGAGGTTGAGCCGGGGGGGGTGCTAACGCTGGATAAACTCAGAGGGATCGACGTCATAGCGGTCAGGGGTTCGGCGGACGGTTCAATCAAGGTTCTGGTCCGGTCCTACAAGACCGCATCAGAGGCGCCGTGGTAGTCGCGGGCGGCTCTTTTTTGCGCGAGCTGCAGCAGAAAACAGCGCGAGATCGGCACTGTTTGAGGCTAGGGATAACAAAAGGCGGCCAAATTTAAGCGCGAGCTGCTTCTTTTTTTTAGGCAGTCCGCAGGAGATTGAGAGGAGATCTGATCATGGGGCGAGGCACTTATCAGCCACCGGGCAACCGCTTCGCGGGGCCGGTCGTGGTTGCTCACGGTGACGTCGTTGGCAGCGATCCAGAGCAGGACTCGCTTGTGCGGCTTGAGAGTTCGCGCGCTCGGGTGATCGTCGATGGATCAACAAAGATCGACGCGACTGATTCTTATGTCCTGATCTCTGCTGACGATGAGTTCCGTCTCAATGTAGGGGGCGCGCGCGGGCTTACCGTCTACGATGGAGGGGGGGCCGTGCTCACTTTCCCGGTGAGCCAGACGGCACCGGCTCAGAACCCGATCAACGTCACAGAGAATCAGTTCTTTCTCTTGGTTGATACGGGCGCCGGCGCGGTTACAATTATATTGCCGGACGCGTCAGCCGCCCCTGGTCGTCAATTCGTAATCAAACACGACGGACAGACCTCGGGATCAATAACTATAACGGCCGACGGAGGTGGGGAGATAGACCGGGCTGCGAGCTTTGTATTGGATGATCCGCTCAGCGCGATCAGCTTGCAGAGTGACGGCGCGGTCTACTGGATATTTTAACCAGCGGCACCCCACCGCAAAACCAGGAGAGCCATCAATGGCATATAAAGCCGGCCCGCGTAGAGCGAGCGATATCACTACGGGCGAATTCGCAAACGCGCGTATCAATGCCCAGTCAGTCACACAACACGAGGAGGCGCTCGAGGGCGTTCTCGAGCTCGGCGATCTTCAGGTCTCTGACGTCTCGATGGGTGACAACGTCATCACCCTTGATCAGGACCCCGTAAGCGACGGTCAAGCCGCCCGCAAGGGTTACGTAGACGGCCAGGTTAGCGCAGAGGCATCCGCCCGCTCTACGGCTGTTAGCGCCGAAGAGGCGCGCGCCTTGGCTGCAGAGGCCTCCATCCAGGCAGACGTCGATCAGAATGAGCTAGATGGAGACGCTGACCGCGCCGCGATTCGATCCGAGTTCGCCGCCGGCGACAGCACAGAGCAGGCGCGAGCCCTTGCCGCAGAGGCCGCCCTGGGCTCACGGATTGACAACGTGGTCTCGAATACCGACCCGGCAGCACTCGACAGCATGACCGAGATCGTCGCGGCCTTCCAAGCTGAAGACAACAACCTCGACAACGCGATCACCACCCTGGCCAGCAATCAAACGGGCGCCCTTAACACCGAGAGCGCCCGCGCTCAGGCTGCTGAGGCTGCCATTCAGGCAGACGTCGATCAGAATGAGCTGGACTGCGACTCTGGACTGTCTGCCGGCACAACGGATCGCGCGGCCATTCGTACAGAGATGTCTGCAAATGAGACCGCCCGCAATGCTTCCGTTGAAGCTATCCGCGCGGCCCTCCAGTCTGACGTCGATCAAAACGAATCCGACGCAGACGCCGGCCTGGCTTCGGCTTCCACCGATCGCGGCGCGATTCGATCCGAGTTCGCTGCAGCTGACGCTGCTTTACTCGGTGACGCTGCGGGGGACTATGACACTCTAGGCAAGCTCGAAGACAAGATCCTGGAGGAGGCAGGCGCGCGCGCTTCGGCGGACAGCTCCCTCCAAGGTGCGATCAACGCGGTTCAATCTGACGTCGATCAAAACGAATCCGACGCAGACGCTGGCCTGGCTTCAGCGACTTCGGATCGTGGCGCTATCCGTGGAGAGATGGCGGCAAATGAAACCGCAAGGGATGCCTCTGTCGAGGCTATTCGCGCGGCCCTTCAAGCTGACGTCGATCAGAACGAGCTAGACGCGGACGCAGGTCTGGCTTCGGCAACCTCAGATCGAGCGGCTGTGCGCGGTGAGTTCGCTGCAGCAGACGCCGGCTTGTCCTCCGAGATTGGGGTCGAGCGTGGACGCGTGGACGCCATCCTGGCGGGCGCTGACGTTGATCTCGACACACTGGTGGAGGTTGTCGCCGCTTACGAGCTGGCCGATACCGGCATCATATCCAGTATCGCCTCGCTCCAGTCTGATGTAAATCAGAACGAGACTGATGCCGACTCGGCGATCGCTGCTCTTCAGTCTGATGTAAATCAGAACGAAGCAGACGCAGACGCCGGCCTGGCGGCTGCGACTAGTGATCGAGCAGCCGTGCGAAGTGAGTTCGCTGCAGCTGACGCAGCGATCAGCGCTAGCCTCGCAACCGAGACAAGCGATCGCCAGGCTGCAGACACGGCCCTCCAGAACGCGATCGACGCAGTCCAGTCTGACGTTGATCAAAACGAATCCGACGCAGACTCAGGCTTGGCTTCGGCAAGCTCAGATCGAGCAGCCGTGCGAAGTGAGTTCGCTGCAGCTGACACCGCTGAAGCAGGCGCCCGCGCTGCAGCCGACGCAGTGATCCAGGCTGATCTCGACTCCTTCCGCGACGGCATGACCATCGGCGAAGAGGTCCAGGCATACGATCACACGCTCAACCGCATTGCGGCCGGGTATGTGATGGGAAGCGTCACCGAGACAAAGAAATCGATCCCAGTGGCGACGACGTGGCCGTCGGCTAGCCCTAGCGGCGAGGCTGATTCGGTCTCGTTTATTGAATACGGGGACTTCACCCAAGACAGGATCAAGCACGGGGTATACACCTTGAGCCCGTCCGGATTTGGCAACACGGCGATGAGCTGGACTTCCCTCAAGAAGTACAACCGCATTCAGACCGCCTCGCTTGGTGACTTCAACGGATCACCCGTGACAAGCGTCACTCTCGAGCTGCCTTCTCTCAGCTGGGCCGACGGAGGCAAGGAGATCATCCTCAAGTGTGACGGCCTTGTCGGTCAACTGGGTCAGGCGATCACCGTCAATCTCGTACCGGCTAGCGGTTCCTCGACTTCGATCGATGGCGCCGGCTCGTTCGTTCTTGATGATGGTTACTCTGCGATCAAGCTGGTAGGCGATTCGACCGCCGGCTGGATGGTCTTCTAAGAGTTGACCAGGGCGCCCGCCTGCGACGGGCGGGCGCTACTCTTCTACAGGTGGGGATTCAATGACAATCATAGGACCAGGGACCTTTTCAATCATCGGTGAGGCTGGATCAAGCCGCCGGCAGCTGCGCGGCGATCTTACCGTTAACACCAAGGGAGACGTCACACTGTCCGGCGACTTCTGCCGGCGTGTCGCGCTCAGTAGAGACGGGGGATCAATATCAGGCGATCAGGAAGTCGAGGGCGGGCAGAACGGCGTAGCCCATACGCTGGAGTTGTCAGCCGGCAAGGGGATCAGGCTGTCAGGGTCTCGCGCGCTTGGACGCGTGTCAGTCTCTCTCGAGAAGACGGCACGGCGACAGCCCGAACTGCAAGCGGTTGAGGTTGATCTCTGCTACACCGGGACGGCCTTTGATCTCGGGTTGATGCCTGACTCACTAAAGGCCACAGACTTGAGCTGCGTAATCCCTGCCGGCTCGATCATTGAAGCCATAACAGTCGACACGGTCTCACCGTTCAAAACCTTGGACGGTGTGATCCCGCTCAGCATCTGGTTTCGTGTGTGTGGGGCTGTCGTGGCGACTGGAGGCCATTACGAGAAGCGCGGCTGCCTTGTGGCTGCGCAGGGTGGCAGGGTTCTTAGTGAGAGGATGGTCACAGTCTCACGGACTCATCTAATCGCTGATGAGGCTGAGACGCCCCAGATTATCGTGAAGGGTGCAACGAACCACAGAGACTCACCGGGTCGACTTTTTGCTGGGCGGGCGGTCGTGTCCGTCTTCTATCGCAGGTAGCCCCGCAAGAATCAGATTCAACCGGCGCCGCAACTCGGCGCCCGTTTCCGGGCTCCACTCAACTGTGCGCAGATATACGTGCGCATCCTCCACACTTATCGCGGCTCTCTCTATGCTCGCATACCTCATCAGGTCCCTCGGTTTCGTTGTCGTCTACTGTTTACTTCGGCCACCCGTGGCCGTTGTTGCGTCTTTTCTTTACAAGTTGATCATCCGGCTTTGCGCTTGGCCTTAAAAGATATTAGTTGGCGCTATGTCTATAAGTGCAGCTTATTATTCGGCGAGCGAGTCAAAGGCGATCGAGATCTGCAGAACACAGGGGCAGCTCTCAATATCCCCGACATGTCGGAGTTTCTCCTCAACGACTGGGCGGGCTTGAGTCTTGAGAGACTCAGCAGCGGCCCGCTGTAAGTGCCGACGCGCCTCAGGTAACCCTTCACCGTTCTCGACAAGACGCCCCAGAAGCCCCCCTGACTCGATCTTAGCCCCAAGCCATGCGCCGGCCTCAGTTAGATCCCTTGATGGCGACACAGAGCCAAAGAAGGCCGACAGCAGCGCCGGATCAACACTGCAATGATTGAGAACTGAGTCGACTGCGGGCCAGTTCGCGACAGGCTCCGCCGGCGGTAAGGCGATCGGCCGAACTGGTGCCGGGGGTGGAGTCTGATCCGCATCTCCTGGAAGCTCATCGCGCGCAGTCATCCCAATGCCGAGGTAGAACCGAAGCGCGCGACACACTGCGCGCGTCTCAGCCATCCTAATGAAAGCGGCGGCCACTTTCTTACCGGTGTTCCTTGGCGTGCTGTCGCCGTGGCCTGTGAAGGTTCCGCGCTCACCGCTAGCTGTGCACCGAAAGACGGCGGACCCTCCCGGCATATCGATCTCTATCGGTTCGGTGATGATGCTCTCGAGCCCGTAATTGTGAGCCACCTCTAAGAGCCCAGATAGAAGGACGTAGGGTTTGCCCTGTAGGTTGGCCGTGTGACCTCTTGAGCTGAGAAGCTGATCGAGTGGTAGCTGGTTATCCTCTCCCATCGGTAGACCTCCACCGGTTCGAGGTCTTGAGGGGCTGAGAGTTCCATGGATTGTAGGCGGGCGTAACCGCGTCCTCCCATGAGGTCAACGCCTCAGCCAGAAACCTGGCGAACTTGTCGCGCGCCGCCTTGTCGACTTCCTTCTGTATGTTGTTGACGTACTCGGAGACCAGCTCAAGGGCTTCAGCGGGTCCCGGTCTGGCCGGGTACTCTCCGCCGACGTTAAAGCCGATCTCGCAATCGCAGAGGGCTAGCATCGCCGAGATCGCGATCTCCTCGAGTTCTCCCCGTGACATCTTGCCGGCAGCCGCCTCGATAGGCGATCCTTGTAAGGCGTGATCGTTAGGTGTTAGCATTTTGGGCGCTCCTTTCGGACCCAGTCGTCAGACTGGGTTGAGTGTGAAGCCGTCACCCGGCTGGCGTTTAGGGTGGCGGCTTATTTTTTTTTCGTCGTGAAACAAACCCTACCACCACGATGATCGATTGATCAACATTAATGATCAGAATTCGGTCACCCTTTCGCCGCTTTGCGCCGCTTTGCGCCACGCTCTGATCCGTTGTTGTTCGCTGGTGATCAGTGTTTGCCGGCGTGATACAATGCTCGCATGGGTATTCTTGATCAAGTTTCAAGTAGAGATCGATCGCCAGCCTTCGCGGTGCTGGTTGCCGGCCTTGATGTCATTTACACCTCAGGCGGCACGGTGGCGCGCACGTACACCAAGCAGGGGGTCTTGACAGATTACGAGGTGAGGGCGGCGATTATGGAGGGGCGAGGGCTGGACTTCTCCCGCCGGCTCAACCTGGATGACCATGTCGTGGAGTCACGGCCGATCGAGTTGTTCCTCTCGACGGATGACCGATCGTCTGACCCGCTAGATCCCTCTAAGGTGTTCGGGAGGCTTGGCCGAGCTGGCGCTGACTCCGTCCTCTCTCTCTCTCCTGGTCAGTCGATACCTCAAGGCCTGGTAGATGTGACGGTGGAGGTAGACGGGCCGGCTAGCTCGTTCGCTGTCGGCGATGTTGTTCACGTCGGCCGTGAGGCGTTTACCGTTTCAGCGGTTGACCTGGTGGGGTCGACTCTAACGCTGACAGATCGGGGCTTGCTGGGTACACAGATCCAGTCACACACGTACGATCAAGACACGGGCGTGTGTCCGTTTATCACCAAGCCGGCTGTCTATTTTACTGGGCGCCGGGTCCTTATTCTCGAAGGGGTGCGCCTTGCTGACGGCAGCACCGCGCAATGGGCGGAACGCTGGCGCGGATTCGTCCAGAATGAGCCAGAGTTCGGGCGGGATGGGGCGCACACTATCAAGCTATCCGTCGCGCCGCTCTCTGCTTTGCTTGATCAGCCGCTCGGCCCCTCCTCGCTCGAGGTGAATTACTTACACCCTGAGGTTCACGCGTTCGGGGGGTTCGGCCTGCCTGGTGAAAGCCCGCGCGCACTAACTGCGACGGCGTTCGATATCGGCGAGCAGACAGAGCGTGGATTCATCAGTATGGAGGTCCCTGTCTTTCGCGCCGAGCTGCCTGGCACGCTACCGAGCGCGGTCGGGCTCAGCGGGTTGCCGACCCTAGGCACTGACAGTCACAGCGGGATCTCAGGGGTGGGGTTTCTTCCGACCGGGCACCCGCGCACGTTCCCCGTCAATCCTGCCGGCGGAGAGTTCACCGTCTTTGCCGTGAATGGTTACACCGAAGCGATCGCGGAGACTGATGATCTGGCCAACTTTCTCGACATCGGATCCCCTGGTGTCGGGGCTGCTGTCGGTGATGGTGTTCCCACTCAAGATCAGGCGCTCGGCGGTACGTTTCTGCGCCCGATCTTTAATCAGGCCGGCGATCACGAACTGGTGAACTTTGGGGGGCTTGTCAGGTCGGTTGAGACTTGCGAATGGAGACGCCGAAGTCTAGTTGATCTGTCTCAGTTTGAGGTTGATGGTGTATGGCCTCAGCTGTACCAGTGGCCGGCTCGGCTCGTTGATGTTTTTAATAGCCCCGAGAATGGGCTGATGGTGCGGCACACTCAGACACCAGACGGCGGCCTCTCGATGTGCCGCCTTGATCTAGGGACCGGCGAGATCGTCGCCAGCCTGGCGGATGGGGTCCGGGGTGCGGTCTCTGTTCTTGTCACGAATGATAGCGCCCTCGAGCACGCTGCAGAAGAGGGGGATCCCCTCTGGAGCGGGTGGAGCTGGACCGGATCAGAGCACTCAGTGCGGAACCCGTCGGAACTCTTGCCGCTCGAGGTTCTGGCGCTCACCGGTGACGACGGCACGCGAGTGATTACCTTGTTGAGCGACAACCGCGACAGAGCGCGAGCCAGGATCCCGACAAGGGTGGCCCGCGCCTACTATGCTAGGGGGGAGGGATACATCACCCTTTCCCGGCCTGTTACCATACCGGCGGGCGGGCTTTATCTCGAGGCCTTGAGAGAGGGCGACGATGAGGCGCTTGCGGTCTTTCGGATCATCGAGGTGTCCGCCGTTGCCCACGGTGCTGATCTTGTCTATGTGTGCCGGCTGGGTGACCCGTTGAACCATACGCCAGGCGGCGGACGTGGCAACCAGGGCATGATCCCGAGTCTTGCAGAGTATGACCCCCACGGAGCTGATCGGGTCACGTTTCGATCAACAAGTGTATTCCATGGCGTGCCGGTCGGCGTGCTTTTGCTGCAGCTGCTAACGTCTTCGGGTGGCCAGGGTGTAAACCATCCGACCTATGACGCCCTCGCGTACGGTGCGGGCCTCAACGCGTTGGCTGACAGCGCGCTGGGTTCTGATATTGACGTGGCTTCGTTCCTGCGCGTTGAGTCGTCAATATCTGAGGCGGAGTTTTCAGCAAGGTGGACAGCTGGCCAGAGCGTGATCGAGGTAGTCGGTGGAATCCTTCGGACGTGCGGATATGTGATCGACGCGCGGACCGATGATCTAGGCCGGTGCCGCTTGGCGGCGATCCCACTTGGTCGGCCGAACGCGGTTGACGTAGTCGCGGGGATCGGGGTCTCGGATATTAGTGCGCGCAATAACGTGGAAACAAAGACAGAGACGCGGATCAGGAACTCTTTCAAGATTACCGCCAACTATGATCCAGAAGGTGAGCCGGCATTCCAGAGGACGATCAAGGATGCGGTGTCGATCGATCTCTTTGATAAAGAGAGCGCGCTCTCCATCGATCTGGCTGGCGTCCAGCTGCTTGACGGGCCTGATGCTGTCAACGATCTGATCCCGTTGTTCACAAGGCTGCGCGAACAGTACGCGTATCCCAGAAGGATCTACACTTTGACGCTACGCGCTGGGCTAGGGGTCGCCGCCAAGATCGGCGGAACATACACCGTGAGCCACCCGCAATTAAGAGGTGACGCAGGGATGGGCGTTGCGTCTGCATTCTGTCGACTGCGAAGCGTTAGCGGGTCAGCGTGGGCGCCGACCATCAAGGCCGAGTTTATGGTCTACGGTTCGGTTGGCTCAGGGTGGGCGCCCTCTCTTCTGGTTGATGAAGTGATCGACGCTGAGACCATCAGAGCCCATGATGCAACCTATGCGCCGGTAGAGCACCCCACCACCGGGGAAGGCCTAAACGATGTCGCCGGCTTTGCTGATGTCCAGCCGGGGGAGAAGGTGACCGTGTACAATAAGGGTGACTCACTGAACGCATCAACCAAGGTGATCGATTCCGTCAACGCGGCGGACCATCTGATCGTCTTTACTCAACCCCATGGGCTAAGTGTTGGCGCCCGCGTTACCCCGGCCTCACGCACGTCTGCAGCAGACGCGCACAAGGTCTACGCGTTCCAGGGTGGGGTGGTGGTTACGTGAGCATAATCATCCCAGCGCGCCGAGAGACGCCGCCCAGCCGTGAGTCGGTCCGCTGGTTGTCGCCGGTTCGTTCGGAGTCACTGATCAAGCTGGCGAAGTCAGCTAACCACCTGGCAGCATTCCAGGGTCGGCTTCACCTAAACCACACAATCCAGCGCGGCTCAGCTCAGCTGCTGGCGGCCGATCCTGGAGGGGAGCCCGTTACCACCTACGTGATAGAGATCCCCCCGGTATCACTTCACAGCTCCCACCTTGAGGTGGTTCTGAGGTTCCAAGGCTCTGAGGGCTACCCGTCCGAGAGCGATGAAGCGGCCGGGATTAATTTCACTACGCCGTCGATCAAGGTGAGCGTCTTGACTTCAGCTGGCGCCCAGCTTGATCCCCCTCCTGGAGCCGGGGTGACAGGCGCGCGCATTTCAAGCCCTGTCGGCCTCGCAGGAGAGGAGGCGGGCGCCGGGTATCTCAACCCTGCAGACCTGACAGCAAACGACGCCGAACTCGGTCAAGTTTGGCCGGTAGTTACTGCGGCCTTCGTCTCTCCTCCCTCCAGTCAGATCACACAGTACCCCACACCTCCGCGCGGGCTGAACTGTACGCCCGGGGAAGGCTCGCGACTTTTGATAGTTACTGAGCGCGCCCGCTTATGGCAGGTCATTGTGAATGAGGCGCCCCTCCTAGTAGTCTAAATCATTACGTTTTTCGTTTTGAGTCTCTTGAATCGACTCGAGAGTGGCCGAGAGTTGACAAGCAACCAGCGCCGCGCGTTAGCCCGCCGCTAGAAAGGAATCCCGAGACCCTGAAGCCGGGCCGGAACTCCGGCGGAGCCCTCAATCAGGAACCCGTCATGGTATAGCCTTCCCTCATGGATCGGGATCGGGTGACAGTGTGCATTCTCGCCGTCTGTATAGATCAGGCCAACTCCTTGCTGCCAGTCGAGCACAGGCGAGCCGCCGGCGTGTGGCACCTCTTCGTGATCCGTCAGGGCGCCAGGACTGAAGGCGAAGATGCGCTTGGGCTTGCCCGTCGCACCGTCAAGGATTCGCCGCTCAGCATACTCAAGCCGGTGAATATGCCCGAACACCTGCGAGCAGCTGGCGTTGCCAAGGACTGCTGACACGGTCTTGCCGCCGCGCGCTCTGACGATGTGCCCATGATGGAACATGATCCCCGAATGAAACCACGGGGACCCGTAACCCCTCACAAACTCCACATCGAGCTTATCTAAGGCGAGCAAGCTGTCAACTGACATACTCGGGGGGCCGTCGAGCTGGTCAACTGGCCTGAGGTCTAGGTATTCACCGCTAGCTAAGTCGGTGAGGGTCTTTTGAAGCCTGGCCTCATGGTTACCCTCAAGCGCGACGATCTGGGCCGCTGGGCACGCTTCACGGAGGTCGGCGTACATCGCGTGAAGTTCGACGAGAGAGGGCATGCTTGTGAAGCGCAGATCGGGGCCAACGGTAAAGCGCCCGAACGCTGCAAAGTCGAGCATATCACCGAGGGCCACAATGACGTCCGGCTGTACCAGTTCGGCCAGCTGAATGGCCGCGCTGATAGCTTTCCGATCGTGCATTGGTTTGAGTGTGCCGTCTGGCTGTCTTCTAAAGCCGATCTGTGTGTCGGGTATAGTGAGAATCGTCTCGACGGGAGACTGTCGAGCGGGCCGCTGCTCGCGCTTGACCGCCTCAATCGGCCCGATCTCCACCCGGTACCAGTCAGGGAGGCGGTCAAGCCAGGCCTTGATCTGATAGAGGTCAACCGTTCGGGGTTCTCCATCGTCGCCGGTGCCCGCGTATGATTCCCACTTATTCGCGACCCATTTTGACACCTGCCACTCATCTGGATTGATCCCGCAGCTGGTGATCAGTTCGTCGAGCGTCCGAACGCGCGAGCCGGTGATCTCGAGTGAATCATCCCCAGCCGACTGGATGGTGTGCCCTGGATCGTTTGCGGTGTACTGGTTTAAGACCCTGTGAAAGTGAGACTTGGATACCCCAGCAGCGACGGCGGCGCCCCTGATTGACTTGTGCTCTGCGTGGAGTTGATGAGCCCTCTCTGGGGTTAGCTTCATTTGGTCACCCCAACGGCGAACCCGCCAGCCAAGACACCAAGCAACAGCGAGCCGGCAAGGCCGACAGCCAGAGCCCACACCGGAGGGGGATCGCGCTCTTCAATCATTGTCCTGGCGACTGTCAGTTGAATCCTCAGCGCGTCAATCTCGGCCGACGCTTTAGCCTGGGTCAGCTCCAGATCGGCGCGCATTTTGGGGAGGTCGACACGCAGGCAGTTCAGCGCCTTGCGGCTCTGCTGTTCAGAGACCAGGATCCCCGTGCATGGTGACGGCGTCGACTCTAAGACGACCCTGGAGCCCTGGCACATTGTAGAGGGTGGAGACGCTAGAACGACGAGGATCAAGAGGTTACTCATCAGGCAGTTCCTCGTTTATCATGTCTGACAACTCCGCGAGCTTGGCGCGTTGAATTTTTCGGCGCGTGTCGTCAATATTGGCGACGCTTTCCGCGTGGTCGCGCTCGGCCGCCTTGGTTGCCCGGTCTCGAGAGCGCTCAGAGTGCCCCTTGACCTCGTCGAGCGTGTTTGTCTGTCTGCCCTTCAGGACCTTCAGAAAGTAAGCGATCGCGATTCCTACGAATCCGCCGATGATGAGATCAAGCTCCACCGGCGCCCCCCTTGATCCGCTGTTTGATCGTAGCCACAACAGTGGCAGACAAGGCGGCGCCGCAAACACCGAGGATCGCGCCCTCTGTTGTCGGCTTCAGGAGATAACCCCAGACGCCGCCGACAGCTAGCGCCGCGCCGCGTACGGCTGCCCGATGCCACGCCTCGCGGACGTGCTTCGATATTAAAGGCTTGAGGGCCTGCATGATTCCCCAGACTGAGACAGCCGCGAGGCCTCCCACCCTGATCACTTCACTCGTCAAGCTGTCCATTGCTTTGCTCCATTTGCCATATTGATCGACTTGACTCGCCGGTGCTGTGCTGCTGGATCATCTGTCCTCGCTCTACGGTACTTCCGCAGATCGCCCCCCCTGCGAGCATTCCCGCCACGCACAACGCAGCCACGCTGATACCGATCGCGACGCCCACGGCTAACGCTGTTACCGGTGCGATCTCGAGCCGCTGCTTTTCGGTCGAGATCGCCTTGCTTCGCTTGCTCATTCGCTCCTCATCTTTCTCTGTTGCATCTCCAAGATCTTCAGGATGGCGCGCGAGTCGCCCTGAACTTCGGCGAGCATTTCGCGCTGTTTGCGAAGCTCCCGGCGGACCTCTACCAACTCCCCTTTGAGGGTCTTTGTCTCCTCGAGAGCCCTCGCGGCGGTGGCCTCGGTTGCGTTCAGGTTTGTGACGCCGGCGATGGTAAGCGTTAAGACTGTTAGGGCTGTGCCGACGGTGAGAGGGAGCGCTGACTTGTTGGCGGGTTCGCTCATCGCTTAACCCTTTCAAAGTGGTGAGGGTCTGGGGTGGAGAATCGGCCGCCCCACGAGTAGCCGGCATCCTCAAACACCTTCACGAACTCGGGGTGATCGTAGAGCGGCCCCTCTTCGGTGCCGTACCGATTAAGATGGCTGTCGACGTCGAACGCGACCCCCCACGCGTGCATCGAGGGGGATCGGTTGTTTCTCCACATCTTGCGACGCGCGACCCAGCTCCAGACCTTTGTGGGGAGATACTTGTGATCGGTTGCCTCGACCGCTTTCGCGAAGAGGGCGCGGAACTCATCAGCGATCAGTCTGTGCATCCACGTATGCTTGCCGATGTAAGGGACGTCAACCTTAACGATGTTCTGCCGGACCCATCCGCGATCGATCAGGATCGCCCCCTTTTGTGTCGGGTGGCTCTTGTAACCAAATGAACCATAGACAGCCTCCACGCCTCGCGGGGTGGGGATCTCGACATGGCGCGCAACGCCGACAGCGGGCGCGGGGTCGTTATCCCCTGACAGGCCCAGATGCTCCTCGATAGCTTCTACAGTGGAGGGGCCGGCGAGCCCGTCACACTTGAGATCTAGTTCATCCTGCAGCTCAAGCGCGCCGCGCCGGATCAATTCGCCGAGCACATCACCAGAAAGGGCGCCAACGTCTACCCGTCGAACATTCCAGCCCCGTTGGATCTCTTCACTCATGACGGCCCCCATATAGAGACACCCAAGACCATGAGCGGCTCGACGTAGTCACCTACAAAGCCTGCATATCTTCGAGCGTCTCGAGGCGAAAGGATGCCGATCTCTGCATACCTGTGAACTGATCCCCCGAGTCTCGATCGGTTGGGGATCTCTATGCTGGCCTGCTTGATGATGGGGCTCAGTGTGTTGCCGGGTATCACGATCGACTTAGACTGAGGCGCCACCCCTCCACGAGGGAAAGGCCCAGACCCGTGACACGCGCAGACGATCAGCGTTCTGTCTTCTGGCGATAAGTTAACGGCCCTTATAAAGATCTGGGCCGTCTCACGCTCTACTGCATGCCGAACGATGGAGAGGGTGGGGAAGCTCATGTAGTCAGTAAACGCGACAGGGTGTTGTCCGTTGGCCTTGTTCGGAGCAGACCAGACGATCAGCGCGCGCGGCCTGTCGATGAGTGCCTCGATCGAATCGATCAGATCGTTGCCGAGAGCCGCCGAAAGTGCTCCAGCTGGAGCAAAAGGGGCGCCCGCAGAGGGGTGAAACTCTCCGCCATTGTGGTCGATTTTCGTTCCGGTTGTGATCGATTGTGGCGCGTTTGGCGCGGTGAGTCTGTCCAGCTGTCCGTGCATCGCGTCGAGCCTGATCGCCGAGTTTGGCCCGTCTGCAATACAGACGATATCAAGCGTGATCGTCTGGTGGCCACTCGGGATCGAGAGGTTGATATCAGCAGAGAAGGCGGCGCCGTTGATGCCGTCAAAGGTGGCTGTGAAACTGCTAAGCACCACCCCCGACATTGTCACAGCTCGCGCCTCAAAGTCGCCAAAAGTGGAGCCACTGCTCAGCGGGTCCTCAATACCTTTAAACCTCAAGCTGACCGAGTTCTCGCCCTGCGTTGGCAGCTGGATTATCCAGCTCCAGAGGGTGCGGCCATCAGCATCACCATGAGTTATCATGACCCCGTCCGCCTCGCTGGTGCTAAACAAGGCGGACACGTTGCAAGCGTAGGCCGTATTGAGCGCCCCGGCTACTCCGCCGATCAGAGCTGGGCCGACAATGGCGCCGACGTGAGCCTCATCTGTGGCGGCCAGCTGGTTGGTGATACCTATCATCGATACAGACTTTCGCGTGTGCCTTTGTTGTTCAATTATAGTACACTATTCGCACACCCTGCTACAGGTAGGTTTTAGGTTCACAGGTGTGGTAATGGCTTACAGGCGGAAGCGCTCGAGAAATTTCGGCCGGCTCAACTGGACGGCGAAAGACATGGAGGAGCTTGCGCAGGCGCAAGTTTCTGCGATCGTCGTTCGTACCTTTCAGCGTGGACAGGGGCCGGACGGTCAAAAGTTCAAGCCGTACAGCACGAAGCCGATCTATGTCTCGACCAAGCTGGCCCGCCTTAAACCAAAGGGAGGCCGACCCAGCCGGACGGGCGCCTCAGTCTATTACTCAGGCGGGTACAGGCATTACAAAAAAGACAGCAGATCGGGCGGCGTGAGGAGTGGTCGATCCCCAGCGAACGGGGTCGATCTCGTGTTGAGCGGTGAGATGATGCAGTCGTTCAAGGTTGTGCGTGTTCGCCGTCTGCGCGCGATCATTGGCCTAACTGGCTCCGCTAAGATCTACGGGACGTATGTCAACAGCGCCCGGCCTTGGATAGGCGTAGCAAAAAAGGATCGCGAGTATCTCCGGCAGCAGTTCAAGCGAATCATGAGAAGGAAGCGGCAAGGGGGCACGGTTTAATGTCTGGCGGGCTTGATCGGGTGATCAGTTACGTACTCCAGACTCTGGAGCGGCTACCCGATGAAACCTGCGAGGCCTTCGATCTCTCGACTCTAGCATTCAGGCACGCGGGCGCCGGTGGTGGGCGGTTAGATCTCGAGGAGATGGTCGGAGAATCTCGAGTTTTTGAGATTGAACTCGAGGACATGGATCTAGCCCCGATCATGATGGGCAACGGGTCGCCGTTAAGCTACACGGCCCGGTTCCCTGTGGTTTTTCGTTATGAGGGCGCCGGGCCTCATGATCGCGCGGCGACGTTGCGACGGATTGCTAACGATCTGCGCGCCGCTGTTGACGCTGTCCATCGCGGCCCATGGTCGTCTGTTTTGGGCTGTGTCGCAATGAGGGCGACGCCTGGCAATATTTCAAAATTCACGCTTAGCGATGACGCTGGGCACACTTACGAAGGTTACTCGAGCGAGGTCCTGATCCTCTGCTCTTTTGATGATTAGGAGGCTCAATCATGAGCGGTAAAAGTTCAGAGATCTATAGTGTTAGCGTATGCGAATCGGTGACCGGAGGGGGAGATCGATCCCCGATGACCCACCTCCCCGACGTGGGCGGGCTGACGTTCCAAGGCATGGCGACGACCGAGGGCGCGATCGATGGCTTCGGGGGTGACGAACTATTCCACGAAGAGCAGCACAGCCGCAGCACAGTCGGCGAGCAATCACCGGCGGCGATCGGTGTTGTCAATAGCACGCAGGCGGATCTGTACGGTGCCGCCCCCGGTGAGTTCGTTTCGTGTTTGTATACCGACGCGATCACGATCGCCCACAGGTTCCGATCTGCGAATGGCGCTAACCCGCTCGGTCAGGGCTTCGGCAAGATCCTGGGGAGTTCGATGGGCCTCTATGATCCGACAGCTACTGGCGCGAACCCTGCCTCATATACGGCAAGCGCTGACAGTTCAGACGAGACTGAGGTCTTTCTGTCGGACGCGGACGCAGCGAACATCGCGATCGGCGCCCCTTTATCCTTTGCGCGTCAGGATGAGATGGTCGATCGTTACTCGATCGTCACAGCTAAGACGGAGAACGCCGACGGCAACGGGAACACGTCGATCGAATTGCATCCGAAGCTTGACTATGTTCCAACGAACGGCCAAACCGTCAAGACTTGCTTCGCCTTCTATCCGGTAGTCGGCGCGGCGAACGCGGCCCAGCGAGATCTTCACCTGCTCTTCAACATGGGTGGAACTGGATCATCGGCTACAGTTCGCAGGCTTGCCAGCTTGAGCCGCTGCGCCGGTTTCAGTTTGTCGAATGACGGCAACGGCGTAGGCCTCTCGATGACGGTTCGGCCGGCTTGCGTGTTACGAGATGACGCCAACGCCTCAACAGTAGACACGCCCGAGGCCCCTGGCCCACTTCTGCAGCATCGCTTCGGCTGTCGTGTTGATGTCAGCGACAACATTAAAGGGATGACGCCCCCACTAGCATCTCCTCGAAGCACGCTCCCAAATTTCGATTGGGGTGTAGAGGTCTCTTTCTCCTTGAGCCCTTCCAGCCCTGACACGAAGAGCCTCTTGTCAATGGACGCAATGGAGATCAACAACGCGACAGCGTCGGTCACGATTACCGGTGAAAATTCGCCCGAGCTGCAATCCATGATCAGCAAGGATCAGCACAAGACCATCATCTTGGGCATGGGTCCAAGCGGTGACGGCGGGGCCTTTATCTTGAAAAATGGCAGCCGCGCCGACGGCTCAGCTAACCCCAGTTCGGGGGACGGTGGGCGCATTCAGCAACAGACCACGCTGCGCGCTGTGAGTGATTTCGGTGGAGCTGTGACGAGTGGCCTGGCAGGTGCTGACCTGCTCTTAGCTACCGCTCCATTTATTTTGGTTTTGCCGGCCGCGTAACGGGTTAAAGGGTGGGGATATGCTGACGAAAATTCTAGAGCAGTCTGATGAGGTCCGGCTGGTTTTGACCGTTGACGAGTCAGTGCTGGCGGCGCAAGTTTTAGCGGCGCGGGCGCTAGTTGAGGAGGAGCTGGGATCCCGAGAGGGGTCCGAGTTCGTCGACGGCATCATCGCCGCCTCAAGGGCTGCAGCTGGGGAGCATTCTGAGTTTGTGGGGCTGCTCTTAGAGTTGCGATCCATTGGCTCCATGTTGCTCGGTAAGGTGTTGACAGATGACGAGAAGACAAAGGCGATCGAGAGCCTTGAGGCCACGCTTGCGGACGAAGACGTCCGCCAGTCGTTGGCCTACGTGCGCGCTCAGGCCTGCCTTGCTCAATATCGGGAATCAGCAAACGTCGCGGATCTTCTCGACTCAGACCCAAGCGGAGCGACCTGGATCACGGTGCGCCCGGTCCCACGTCACGAACTCCGCAAGATTGAGCGGGCGGCAGGCCCCCGTCCACGACTCGGTGCGCTTCATCACAGCCACGCCGCAGATCGCGCCCGTAGGGCATCCCGACAAGGAGCGGACGGGGTCGAGGCGTTCGCCAGCTATCTGGCGGGCATCTCAACTGAAGAGCAAGCCGCTGTGGAGCTTTTTGAGGACTGGCAGATCCGCCTTGATCGTGAGGTGTTCGCGGTCGCTGTGCAGACTGTCGACGGGTTCGATCTCAAGCGGGGCGCCTCTGGGTATCCCGTCGGCGAGTTCGTCCAGGCTTGCCCGGAGGCTCACGACGTCATCGGAGAGATCGCGCGCTCTGCGTTGCAGGTTGGCCGCCTGGGAAAATCGGACAGGCCGCGCTCATCCTCACGGCCTGGCACGGTCGCACAAGACGAAGAGCGGCATCAGTCCAAGACGGATGGCACTGTGGGCAATGTACCGAGCGAGGGCGGCCAACAGAAGACGGCTTGATCGATGATCGAGGCAGGTGCGGCGGCCCGTTCAAGCCAGGCGCTCAAGGCGCTCGAGTTCGTCGGGTCTGGTGTTCTTGGTCGGCTGAGTTTGTTGAGCTGGGGCCAGTTGTCGGCCTCGATACGATCTTCGGGGCTAGCATTCCGGCCGATGTCGCCGGGATTTTCCAGTCTGAGCCCGATGAGTCAGGCCGGGTTTACTTTTACGAGGTCGATCGGTGCCCGCTTGCGTCTATTGACCCCCGAAGCCCTGAGGCCTCGCAAGGGTGGATCGATGATGTTGCTGACGCGTCCAGGCTTATCAGGATCGGCGCTCCTGGCGGATGGCTCCCTGATAGGCCGACTGCGGCGCTAACTGATGGCGTCGTCGTTCTCGAGAGTCAGATCGAGGCGGCGAGCGCTTGGCGTTCAAAGAATAATGAGGACTGGTAGCTATGGCCCTGAACAGAACATCCGTTGAAACGATCGAGATCAGGGTAGACGGTGAGGAGCGCGTTGCTCAAGCCTACGACAAGATCGGGAACTCACAAGACAAGCTCAAACACTCGACGAACGCAGCGACCGAAGCACAGAAGAAGCAACAGCGCGCGGCAGCTACAACCACTCAGAGGATGGCAGCCATCGGTGGCGCCGCAATGGCGGCGCAGATCGCCGTGATGGCTCTCGCTCGAGCCATGCAGATGGTCAAAGCGCCGATCGGCATAGCTAAGGATTTCGAGAAAGAGTTCGCGATGATCCGTACTCTCAATTACGACATCGGCAAGACCCTACGCGACGACCTCTTAAACCTTGCGGCAAAAATACCCCAGAGCATCAGCGATCTCACCAAGAGCGCCTATCAAGCCATCTCGGCGGGCGTATCGAAAGAAGACACCCCCGACTTTTTAAAGGCAGCCAGCAACGTAGCCACCGGCGCGGCCGCCACTATGACGGAGTCGGTCGAGGTTCTTTCGGCAGCCGTTAACGCCTTTGGAGAGCAAGGCATCACAGCGAGCAAGGCGGCTGATATCCTGTTCGCTACTCAGCGGCAAGGCGTGACAACAGTTCGACAGCTGGGCCAGTCCTTTGGCTACGTGGCCCCCATGGCCAAGTTCGGCGTCTCCATGGAGGAGGCGACCGCCGCGATCGCCGCGATGACGAAGATCGGCATGTCGACAGCTGACGCCGTGACGCGGCTCCAGGGCGCGATCAACACCCTCGCAAAGCCTACATCGAGCAGCGCGAAGAAGTTAAAGGCGCTAGGCGTTGAGACCGGGATCACCGCAATGAAGAAGAAAGGGCTCGCCGGGATCTTGGCCGAGCTGCAGGAGAAGACGGGGGGGTCAGCCTCAGCGATCGGTGGTCTTACGCGTCGAATAGAGGGGACGCAAGGCTTACTGTCTTTGACCGGCGACGGGTTCAAAACCTTCACAGACATTTTAGACGGCAACGTCGACAGCGCAGGCGAGGCGGCCAAGGCATACAAGACGCTAGAGGCCACCACTCAGGGGACGCTGGACAAGTTTAACGCCTTAAAGGAGGACGTTCTCAGGCGGATGGGTGAAGAGGTCCTACCGTTGGTCACTGATGCCCTAGAGCGGATGATGGACTACATGAACAGGGAAGGCGACAACCTCAAGCGCAGCTTCGGCGAGCTGTTCGAGACGTTTTATCGTTTCGCGGACTTCATGGTGTCGCATGGTGACAAAGTGGCCGTCGGGGTCTTGTCCTTGTTTGGTGGCGCCAAGGTTCTCGGCTGGGCGGCTAAGCTCTCGGCGTCAGCGGCTGCGGCCATGGCTGCAGGTGGTGCTGGCGCGGGCGCGGCCTTCGCTGGAGGCTTGGCCAGCTTTCTGACCGGTGTGGGCTGGGTGGCGCTGGTTGGTGGCGTCGGTTACCTGATATGGGATGCGATCGCCGACTCAATGCACGAACGCGCGATCAAACGAACCGATGAAACCATAGACGCGATCACTGCCAAGCTCGGACAGATGGACGTCGATCTCGAGAAGGCAGCCAAGGACGCAGGCACAACCGTAGATCAGTATCTAGACACTAACCGCAGATTTCAAAAGGGGGAGCGCGTCGCGGTCGGTTCGGTCTCGCTGGTTCAGGATACCGGGGGCACTCAATCAAGGAGACTCTTAGAGCGACACCTGAAAGAGATGAAGGCGGCCCGCAATGAGCGAGGGTTCAATGAGGAGGAGTGGACAAAGAAGGCAGACGACCTGAGGGCGTCGGTGTCATCGGCTCAGGTTTTGACCGATCTTGGTGCCAACCCGTTGACCGTAGCGTTCGCAGACGTCGGAGAACTCCAGACCGCGCAAACAGCCTTCGCGCAAGACGCGAGCGAGTACGTGCACGCCGCTGAAAGGCAAGCCGAGCTGTTCATGAAGGCAGCAGAGAGTCAGAGCGCAGCCGCAGAACTAGCGGCCGCACAGCTGGCGACGCTTCAAAGGCGGCGCGAAGCCTTGCGGCCCGACTTGGAGCAGCTTGAGACACGAACGGCGGCACGGACCCAAGAGGCACCAAGCGCCCCGCAGGCAGGCGGTCGTCGGGCTGACGTTCTAGGCGCGAGGAGCGCGTATGAATCCAGCCCTCTACCTGAGGAGATGAAGGAGATCGAGAACCGCGTTCAGGTTCTGACCCGTTCAGAGGTAGACGCCAGGGCGAACGCGTCGCGCGCTCTCGCTGCGGCTGAGAAGATCACCGCAGACGCGGAGAAGCTGCGATCCACAAAACTCAAGCAAGAGAAGGAAGCCGACAGAACGGCGGCAGCTGTGAAGGCGGCCAAGACTGCCAAGCAGGCAGACAAGGCAGCCGAGAAGGCTAGAAAGAAGGCCGCCGCACGCCGGGCAGCAGCAGAGAAAAGAAGGGCGAAAGAGCGCGCCAAGCTTACCGCTGATCTGATAAAGGCGAACGCAGACGCGGCGCGGCGCCTGTCTGTTCTAGCTGAGAACGACGAGACAGAACGAAAGATCGCCGCGATGAGAGCGCGCGACTCGAAGATCATTGAAGAGCTTGAAAAGAGAGTGAGGAAGCTGGGTGCGAACCCTGAGGACATACAGAAGATCGCGCAGGTTCGCGGTACTCTCGGCACGGCGACCACCAAGTCGGCCGGACGGCTGCGCAGCGATGACGCCCGCGAGAAGCTCAAAGAGGAAGCCAAAGCGGTGAACGGACAGCTCGACGCGTTCCGCGCTGGCCAGATCCGGCTCGCTGAAATGCGTGGAGAGTCTACAGAGGTGGAACTCCTGCGGCTAGATGATGCGTATGCCTCAGAGCGGGAGCGCTTCACGGCAAGCAGAGACAGCATGCTCGAGGTAGAGAAGTGGTATCAATCAGAACGCCGGCGAATCCAACTAGAGTCAGCATACGAGCAAACACAGGAGATCGTGCAGACTGGAGACGCTGTGATGGGGTCGGTCTCTTCGATGATGGGGGCCTATCAGTCACTAGCACAGGCTAAGGTCCGAAGCGCCAAGGCTCAAGTAGCAGCCGGTCAGATGACGGAGAAGCAAGCCAGGAAAGAGCAGCAAGGCGCGCACAAACTGCAAGAACAAATGATCATCGCAGACGGGATCATGCACTGGTTCAAAGGTGCAGGCCAGCAAGCGCTCGCCCTCGAGAAGTTTGCTCTGGGGCCGCTAGGGGTAGCGCAGGGGATAGCGCACCAGGCCGCAGCCGTTGCCCACTTCACCCAGGCCAGCCTTGCGCCACAGATGGCAGCCCACGCCCGCACGGCGAACGCTGCCGGCCTTTCTGGTGGTGGCGGTGGTGGCGGTGGTGGCGGTGGTGGCGTCCCTGGCGGCTATCGCAGCGACTCGGGATCCGCATCTACTCGATCAGAGGGCGCCGGGCCGGCCATCCAGTTCGGCGACATCGTTCTGTCTGATGTTCCGGCTCTCCTTAGTCGTGAGGGGCTCGAGCATCTAGGCACCCAGATCGCTGGGTCTGTCACTAGAGAGATCAACAACCAGTCTGATCAGGCTGGCGGCCCGCGCGTATCACGCCGAGCTATGAGGAGGTAAAAATGGGGGATCCCAACATAACCAGACACACGCCAGCGATCGCGGGAGAATTTGACGCGCGAGAATGGGCCGGCGTCGAGGTCATGCGCTTTGATGGGCAAGCGGTAACCGTCAGAGAGGACGCCGGCGTTTATTCCGATGTGATCGCCTTTCTTAACGGATACGGCTCTACACCATCCAGCGATCTCGGGTCACTGATCCAGACGTCGATCAGAGCGGGTTTAAACGATCAACAGGTTACGGCAAGCGTCACAATCAACAACGACGACAAGGTGGTAATCTGGATCAACGGGTCGCCACCGTGGAGGCTGTTAGGCGCTTCAGACAACCAGGCGCTAGGGTACCCTGCCGAAGGCCTAGCGGCTTACAGTGCCTCGCATACAGCCGGGGAGCCGTTCCAGCGCGGTGTGATCGCTATGTCTTCGGGGCTCCGTTTTGATTTCGACGGGGTAGGGGAGATTGTGGCGCCGAATGTTGACACGCTGACCCCTTGCCAGTCGGTCACGACGATGATCCGCCAACGCGGGGCAGACGCTAGCGATCCGGAGGCGGACCTCTCCGGGCACACCTTTGAGGATCGATTCCTGCCGGGCGCCCTTAATAACTTTGTCCGGGCTCGAGTTGAGCCGGGCGGGCACGTCTCGATCTCCTGGCAGGGTGGCGCGGCCGATCTCCAGATTGGAGACGCGGCATTCTGGCAGCGCCTCGGGGGTTCTGGGTTAGAGTCGCCGGTCAGCCTCGGGGGGGCTACGCATCAGATCACGACCGCGAACCCCTCCCCCTGCTTCCTGGCGCTTGCGCGCGGCGTCGCTGAGATGAGGCGCACAACGGAGACCCGCGATCGTGGCGACATCATGGCCGACGGCTCTGTGGTCAGTTCGGGCCTCTCGCCGCTTCAGGGCTGGCGGCTAGCCCTTCGCATCAACGGGCCTGCGTTCGGGTACCACGCGAGCCAGGAGGGGCACCTGCGGCGATGGTGGTCCTTTGCGCGCCGGTCTTTGACCTTCTTCCCGCAGTGGGGTGACCTAGATCGACCGGGCGCGGGCTCAGTCGAAACCAGGCGACACCGGGATCTGATCTCAGCTGGAACAAGTCTTGATGATCAATTCTACACCGTTGAGGCCGATCAGATGTCCAGTCATTACGGCAGGAGGAAGGGCGGCCGGCTTCTCTTGAGGCGCCACCCCAAAGACGGCCAGAGGAAGACCGAGGACTACAGCGGGCAAGAGCTGGACACGGTGCAAGATATCGAACTCAAGCTGCTAGATGATCCGACGCGTTGATGTTCGGGGAGGCTTTGATCTTATTAGTGTGCGCGATCGTGATCGTGGCGCACTGGCTCACCGTTCGCCAGTTCGCGGAGAACTCGAGAGAGATCAGGATCAAGCTCGCAGCCCTGGAGGTGCAACTCGAGGGAGTGCGTCAGAGTGTAGCTAAACCGAAGATCATAGAGGGGTCGATGCTCATGGATTACCAGGGGCAACGCATCCGAGTCCGCGTAATTCTCCACCCTACGAGATGGGGGTGAACTGCTGCAGCTCGCACTGTTTTCTGCTGCAGCTCGCGTTCGATCTGGCCCTCATCTCGGAGGTGATACAGTGTCCGCCGGTTGATTCCCAGGGCGAGCGCCTGCGTCATTCGCAGGATCCCTCCGTGTGCCTCAAAGATGTTTATCGCCGATTGATCGTCCATGGTGAGACAAAACTACCCCAGATAGGTCCAAATGTAAGCCTTTTATGACGGCTCATCCCAGCACCCGCCCGCCGATCTCCGTGCCGCTGCGCGCTGTTTTCTGCTGCAGCTCGTGCAAAAAATCAAGCTCTCCCGGCTTCGATATCATCGGCAACCGCGCGAAGGATCGCGGCCTCACTCTCTGCACTCCTGCCAGGCAAGGCCGCGCACAGCCACTCATGCAGCTCAGCCCCTCCGGGTTTATGGCGGGCTGGCCCGCTTGTCTTTGTCGGTGGCCCGCCTCGCTTCAGTAAGCGATCGAGGGTCATCCAGGCGCACCCGGTCTGCTCTGTGATCTGGTTCATTGAGGTTGGGCCTAGCCTAGCGGCTAACGCCTCCAGGATTTGAAGGTTTCGCGCTGTCTTTCTGTTGAATTCGTTCCGGTCCATTCGTCCTCCTGTCGATAAGCCTGCTCGCATCCACGCAAGACAGGCGTCTCTTGATCCTGTGTCGTTTGTTGGTGTCACTCATATCACACCCCCTAGCTACGGTCTGCTCGCCTTAATATCCGGCCATAACTGCAGATCTCTCCCGTTTGTCGTCTGCGGTCTGCCTCATTAGTGCCGGGCGACCATCCCTGGCAGACGCCTGCACCGCAGGCGTTTCGGCTTGCAACCCTACGCGGTCAACATGAAGCGCTGAACGCAGGTCAGAGAATCGAACCGGCCAAGCTCGGAGCGCTTGTCGGCTTGGTTAAAGTTGGCACAGGCTACCCAGGATCCCCGCTCACCGCAGACGATCACATCTCTACCGCTCATAACGTTGACAAATCGGTGAAGACCTCGACCTAGCTTAATGTGAAGCACCTTGTTCATCTTGTGTCCCCTTAGTTGTTGTCTGTGGTGTTCCCTCTCCACGCCTTGAATCATAGGGGATGTGTTCACCTATTGCAATAGTAAAGATCAAATAATGTTCACCGTGATCAGTAATGCGCCTAATTACAGGAACTTAGGCGGCAAAAAATGAGTCAGTCGGGCTTGCTGCGCCTTGCGCTCGTGACTGTAGGGTGCCCGCAGGGTGCCCGGCCTCTCTCCCCTTGTTGATATTGCTTATTGATTACAGGACCTTACAGAATCCGTGTTGATTATGTGAGAAATGTATAATCAGGCATACTGTCAGCCTCGGTGCGCCGCTAAGCCTCTGTAATCGCTCGGAGAGGGGCGGAGTGCGTCGGCTCATGCTGGCGCCAGGGGGCGCGCCCATGGTGCCCGCTGGGTGCCCGGCTAGGGCTTGCCCTGCAGATCCCTTGGTGCGCCGGCGGGCCAGTAACCGAGCACGACGCGCAGGAGCACCCACTCTGCCACATCGTTAGCCACGACACAGATCAGAGAGCCCCAGTCAAAGCACCCCGATCTGACGCCCGCGTTGATCGCTCGGTCGGTGAGTTCGATGTAGTCCGCGCGCTGCTCTGCGGTGAGCCCCCTTCGTGCGGCCTGGAGGATACGAGAGCGGCACACCCTCACAGCGTGATATGGATATTCACCGTTGAACTTGACCCATGCGAACCGCTCACAGAATTCGTTATGAGTCATTAGCGGTAAGCCGGGCGCAAGCCTTGCGAGGTCGCCGCTCATGATGCCCCCTGCATAATGGCAGAGACCAAGAACTCACAAACGCTTCCGCCCGACTGCCGGATCCACTCTCCGGTCTCCGGGTTCTGGATCTCCTTGAACGCAACAGGGCTGGCCGCCTGCTGCTCTTTGACGGCATATCGGCCCATCTGGCCAAGGTGTCGGCCGCCTTCGGTGATCTTGATCGGCTTGGTGACTGCTAGGTATGTGTTGTGATTGTTCATCGTGTCTCTCCTTGGTTGTTGTCTGTGGCGTTCCCTCTCCACCCCTTGAAGATAGGGGAGACGTTCACCTATTGCAAGTAAAGGGATCACTTTGATCGTTATTTGTTCAGGGTTTCGTCCTAAGTTGTTGTGATTGCTGGGTTATTTTGTGCGTTTTTTTTTGGTAGCGGACGGCGAGAGGCGGGGGGGGGTGGAGGTCTCAGTCTCTACCCTCGGCCGCCTTCCGGTCAGACAGTTTGATCTGGTTACTATCGCCGATACGCGTGACCAGAGAGACGGCATGGTCGAGCCTATCCCACACAAAACGGGGATCGGTGTAGACGTCGCCGCCGACACCGGTAGACCGACCGAGCAGGATCTCCACGGCGAACCGATCGGCGCCGCCTCGGACTAACTCAGAGGTGAACGCGCGACGCAGGCTGTGCGCTGTCTGTCCTGCCCACTTGCACGGATCAACCTCCGAGGCCTTCCACGCCAGCCTGATGTTGTGGCTGAGCGTGATCCGGCTTAACGGCTCAGCGCCTACGATCAGCCCGTCTCTGAGTCCCCAGCCCGCCATCTCGTCACAAAGGTGGCCGCTGACAGGGATCACCCGTCCGCGCCGTTCGTGCCGGCTCTTGCCTAGCGCCCCGCGTATCTCCAGGGTGCGATCCTCAAAGTTGAGATCATCCCACTCGAGCGCCGAGGCTTGCGACATGCGGAGCCCGGTGTACCTCATGATCACAGCAGCTCTATATGATGACTCTGCCTTCTGTTTGATCCGGGGCACGCTGCCACACGAGACCCGCTTCTGGTCAAGAGTTGTGATCATCTCATCAACCTCGGTCCACGTTGGCGACCTCTTCGCCCTCGGTGGTGGAGCTTGTGGCACCTCTACCTCGAGATATCGAGGAGCATGATCGATCCAGTCGATGTTATTCGATGCCCAGCTCCACGTGGTGCGAATCGCCGACAGTCGTAAGGCCGCAGTGCTCTCACCGTTCCCTCTGGTATCAATGAGCCAGGCGTGAAAAGAGTATAGATTCCTAGGGTTGAGCGAGCTGAAGGCGAGCCGCCCGCGCGGCTTGCTTAGCCTAAGGAAGTCAACAAACAGAACGAACGACACCCGCCAGCCCTCCAGGGTGTTCGGCTTGCGGGTGCGTCTGCCTTGCTCTATTCGATCCTTGAAGAGTTCAGTTAGACACGGATCGATCGGAGAGGATTGATCGAGGGGGATCCAGTGCTCCCCGAGCGCGTGGCAGGTTTCGATCTCCCTGATGAGCCGGCGGGCTGTCTTGAGGTCAGGCGCTTTGCGGCGCCCGTACCTCCCTCGAAACTTCCACCGGACGGTGATCGCGTTCGCCCTCTTTTCGACCCATGCCGCCATTCTTGAACCCTCCCGATCCATCTAGCCCAGTCGCCTGGTTCACCGTGCCACCTTCTCAGCCTACCATGGCCTGAGCAGGGGGCGTCAATCCCGGCGACCGCCGAGTCATGCATAAGAGCGCGAAGCGTTCGAGCTGAGACCCTGAGCGCCTCGCGGACCTCTCCGTCTGTATAAACCCCCATCAGAAAGGGATCGGATCAGAGTGGCCGCCGCCCCAGTCATTCCTCTGGGGCTTGCTTTGCCGCTGAGGCCGTCCGCCGCCTTGGTTGCCTTGGTTGCCTTGGTTGCCTTGGTTGCCTTGGTTGCCTTGGCTGGCTCCCTGGTCGTCGCGCATTGAGCCTAGGAACGTGACACTCCGGGCCTTAATTGACCAGTACCTAACGGTA